CTAAACAGTTTTATCACATTGAAGTACAAGGCCAGTGGGATGACGCGCACGCGGTCGTGACCTACGCCCCTGCCAATACGCAGCGCAAAACAGTGATTGTGTCCGACCAATTACAAAGTGCGGCCTCTTGTCTGTCTCGCGCAGAGTACGAGCGTGACTTGGCCATCGCTCAAGGCGTTACCGCCTCCACATCGATACCGGCTTTATTTTATGAACTCACAGGAAGTGCCATTAATCGCACCGCTCCTGTGGTTGATGTTCATCAGAATTTCAATGAAATGATGCTGATTAAATCATTGACGCTGTCGGTCAGCGATTCTGGTGCAAGCACCAGTATTGAACTGTTTAGACCCTTTGAGGAGCAAGCCGATGTTTAATCGAGTCATGAACCGCATAAAGAATCTTTTCGCCATTGGTGAAGTGACAGGCGTTGAAACCAAAGTATTGCAGATCAAGACCTCAACAGGACGAACAAATGATCGCATTAAGCGATTGCATAACTACGGTTTCATGAGTCGCCCTAATGTGGGGGCGCGTTCGTACCTATTGTTTCTGGGCGGCGTTCGCAGTCGCGGTGTGTCGTTTTGTGTTGAAGACGAACGCCATGAAATGGAGTTAGAACCAGGAGAGGTGGCCATGCTCGATGATAAAGGCAATCTGGTGCATTTCACCAAGAATGGAATAGTCATTACCACCAATGGAAAAGTCGACGTGAATGCAAAGAAAGACGTCAGCGTGACTGCAGGCGGTAACATTTTGGCTAAAGGTAAGAATATCAAGCTGAATGATGGTACCGGTGTTATTACCTGCGAAAGCACTTGTCATTTCACTGGTGGCCCTCATGCCGATGGATCAAGTGTTGTTTTTGCGGGGAAAGCCTAATGCCATTAGATAAAAGCGCACTCAAAGCCAAAATAATTAAAGAGATGAACGGCAAAGGTATCGTAACCGAAGGCGAATTTGCCAAGGCCGCTGATTTAGCCGAAGCCATCGCGAATGCCGTTGTGGATGAGATCGTGATGAATGCACTGGTCGTCATTGATACTGGCAGCTCGGCGGGGAGTTATAAAGTCTCATGAGCCATTTTAATTTATCGGCATTAACCGCCCCACTGACCAGTATTGATGGACTGACTCATGCGGTGCTGCAAAGTGTGTTGAATCATTCAGAGTCAACACAGAATGACCGTGCTCGCATGAAAAGTAATGAGCGCGGCGGATGTTGGAATGATCCATATATTCATGCCGTTGGCTCTCGCGATTGGACCCTTGCTCGTGAAAAGAATACACAACAAACCCTTATCCGTACCCAACGATTTTATGAAGACGCCCTGGCGTGGTTAGTCAATGACGGCCATGTCAGCGCGGTTCGGGTTGATGTGGCTAAGTTATCAAGTACCGCCATCGGCCGAAAAGTCATTATTACCACTAAAGATGGTTCAACATTGGACATCCCCTTATGAGTGTACAACGCAGTCTCGTTTCTTTGGTTGAGCGAGCAAAATCAACCCTCGTCGCCAAAACAGGACAGAATAACCCTGCCATCGATGCCATCGCTTGTGCGATAGCAGGCGTGAGTTATGGCCAATACGGCTATCAAGATCAGCTCTTTCGTGAATTGTCGCCAGAGACCGCCTCAGAGCCGTGGCTGTATCTTCACGCTAAGCGTTACGACATCGAGCGACTGCTGCCAAGTTTTGCTCAGGGACTGGTGCGTTTTGAACAACTTGGTGGCGTTGTACCTATTCCGAAAGGATCGATTGTTGTGAGCTCATTTGGGCATGAATACATCACCATTAACGCTCAACAGAGCAATGTCGACATTGAGGTTGTCGCTCTTAGCTCTGGCGTACCTAGCAATCTATTAAATGGTGCCGTACTTACGCTATCAAAAGCCATTAGCGGCATAAATCCAGATAACGTTCTCAGTCTTGGTATCAGTGGCGGTGCTGACATTGAAGATATTGAGCACTGGCGTCAACGTATCTGTACCGCGTTCAACAAGGGCATACTGGTGGGCCGTCGAAGTGATTATGAAGCGTGGGCATTATCCGCTCATGCGGATGTGGATTATGCGTGGGCACTTGATAACACACCAGAGCTCGGCATGGTTCAAGTGTTTATCGGTACGCGAGAAAATAACCCAACCCTGCCACAAGCGGTAGTTGATACCGTGCAAACGTACATTGAAAACGTCCGCTTAGCGGGTTGTCATCCCATCGTATGTCTGCCGACTCAAAAACCAATTAATGTTGAAATTCAGAATGTTCACGATGAGCACGTTCAAGCAAGCATTGTCGTGGCATTGGAAGATCTGTTTAAAAGCAAAATGGGCAAGCGTGACGGATCAGTTATGCCACCAAAACCCGTGTCGCTATCCCCAACTGAAATTGTGCTCGCCATTGCTCCTATCACCAATAATTACCTCGTAAAGCAACCCACAGAAGAGCAATTTATTACTAACGGTGAAATACACACTCTTGGAGAAATAACGTGGACACCTCAGGCTTAATTGTTGAATACAGTGACGATGATTTTGCCCTCGTCATTCGCCACTTATTACCCAAGGGGAAATGGAAAAGTCTATGATGAGCAATCTACGCCCAACCTCATCTCAATCTATGTCGATGCCAGTCAATCTTACCAAGCAATGATGGCGGCATTTAATAAGACTCGATTGCCGCATACCAAATTTCATTGGATTTTGGATGCAACCGCAAGTGTGGATGACTTAATTGTGCGCGTGGGCGGTTATCAAAAGAACATTTATCACACCCGAATTGGCCCAAAACCGCCACAACCAATAGTTAACGGCCTAGCCAATACGGCTCCCTATATTACTGTTTTTGAAACTTATGAGATCACCATTAATGAATAAATCAGACGCAAGTCAGCGAGGCGTTCTGACTGATATTGGTCAGCAAAAAGTAAACGCTCATGCCGCTGCCGGAACAAAATTAATCATAAGTCATTTCGTTTTTGGGGATGGCAATGGCCAATCAGTCACACCAAATAAAGCCGGTACCTCACTGACTCATGAGATAGGCAAAGAGCCAATTACTGAATCAACACCAGGCATTCTTTCTGGTGGTATTTTTATGTCATCAAAAATGGCAGCCAAATACAAAGGTCAATGGATAAGAGAAGCTGGCCTTGTAGACTCTGATGGGAATTTGATTATCTGGTGCTCGTATTCACCAACCTTGATTGCTTTATTTACTGAGCGTCAGATGATGATAAACATCCCTATCTTATCCAGTGATACGGTGTCTATTGCGATTGATACGAGTAAGAAGTTTGTGTCACTTGATGAGTTCAATGCCTTTAAAAATGAAATGGTGCAGTTAGCGAGAACTCAAGATTATTCACAACACGCTGCGCAATTAGCAAACACGAATGATGTCATGTACGCCACGCTACCGCGTAGCGTAATGGCGGCTATTCCTGTGGGAAGAATGCAGCCCATTAATGATGGGGATAACTACCCACTGTTTACGCCTAGAGTAGATATTGGCTATGTCTTATCTATTCAGACCTATTTTATTGATGTTGGCTTTGAGCAAACACTAACCATCATCGAGCAATCAGACAGCAAGCAAGACATTAACATGACGTTCAAGCGAAGTGGTCGCAACTTTGCAGATGCACAGCAGTGGGATTTAATGCTTGGGGTATCACCAAATAGTGATTTTGCTGTGAGGTCGATATTTTTCAGCGGCGACGTTCGCGCAGTAAATATGTAAGGAGAAAAACGATGACATTAGTTTTTACAGGGTTTGATTCAATTGACCCAACCGCAGACATTGCAGCACAAGTGCCTGAACTAGTCATGGTCAATGACGCATCAATATCAGTAGTTGGTGGACGAAATAACGATGGGCAAGCACTGCAAACAACAAATGGTGCTTATCTTGAATACGGCTTACTTGGCCTATCTCACAATCGAACGGTATCAATGGGGGCATCATTTAAATACACGAATGCCGCAAGCAATAACATATTAATACAAGTGTGCAATGCTGAATCACCGTTAATTAGTAGTAATCATGAAGCGGGCTACAGCCAACCACCTGCGGTACTGTATGTAAAGGATGGGTTTTTATGGGTTAGCCTCTCAAGCGGACTCACAGAGCGACTTATTGCATTTGCTGATAATGAGCGAGCTTACATTGAACTTCGTTTTTTTTGGGAGCCTGGCAATTACACAGGACAAAGCTCGTATATTTATGTAAATGGCCTAAAAGTATTTGATTTAGGGTGCTTAAGATACATTGGTAATACAAAAAGGACAGTGGTTTATCTCGCATTAGCGCCTAGTAATATGCAGATTGATATTGATGATGTTTATATTGAAACTTATGACACTAAAGGCAGTGTAATTCCTGTTTTAGCGTCTGGTAAAATTTCAAGTTTAGCGCTAACAACAGACAGTAATACATTCTCAGTAGTTGGTACTTCTGCTGATGCTGCGTTATCAGATAATAGTGATGCAACATACATTAACAGCACTCAATCAGCCGAAGCGGTTTTTAGTGTTGATAAGAATAACGTACCCGACATTTATGCACTTCAATTATCAGCGAGAGCCAAATCATCAACGTCAGGTGTAACTACGTTCTCGCTCGAAGATAGCGCAAGTGCTGATATATGCCCCGAAAGCACGATAGGTTTTACGGATACATTATCTAACTACACATTGCCATCCGTATCTTCAAGTAATTCAAGCACGATAACGAACAAGATAAAATCTGGTGCCACATTAAGGATTAAAACCTAATGACAACGCAGATAACCCAAGCAACGGTTGACGCACTGACAACGGTCAGTGGCGCGGATATAGCAAGCGTAAGCGTTAATGTGTTAAAACGTCAAAGCGGTGCGCATATCGCATCCGCAAGTGCTGAAGCAATGCATCGTCAACTACTGCCATCCGTTCGTATTGCGTCAATTTATTTTAATACTGAAAATGTCTCTATGCGTGAAGTGTTTGAGAAAACAGGCGCAACAAGTTTGATGGCATTAGTTAATCGTGAGAATGGAGTTGCCCAATGAGTAACGTTAAGCACTATACAATAGTAACCACTCGTGGCCTTGAAAAAATACAAGCAAAATATCAAGCAGGCCAAACGGTTAATCTGACGCGCATGGGCTTTGGTGGGACTAATGAATACATAGCCCCAGACGCGGCAGCAACGGTTGTTCCTAATCAGTGGGCAAAAGTACCACTAGAGCGCCACCCTGACACTGGATTCATTGGTGGCGGGGCAACCGTTAGCAATAAAGAAGAATACAAAGGTCACTGGCTTGGTAGTGTTGGCATTTATGATGAAGATGACGAGCTTATTCTTATCGCCGCAACGCCATTGGTGGAAATATCATTGGATGAGTCAGTGGTCGCCTCTTACCCCATTGATTTATACACGGTGTTAGATAACGCATCGAGTGTGGTTGTAGTCACCGACACTTCAATGACTTATGCAACACATGATGAGTTAAATGCCGCCATTGAATCGGTTGAAAAGAAACTCCCTATTGCAGCAACGGATAAAGATATTGATACAGAGTCAATCGAGAAAAAAATGATTGAACTCCCTCAGTTTTGGCGAGCGCTAACCCCTAAGCGACTTATTGATAAGTTGTGGCTAGGATTAGCGGCAAAGATATTTCCTGTTGGGGCGGCCATTCCTTGGTTTACCGACATTGCACCAGAGGGATTTGGGATCATGAAAAACCAAGCCTTTGATTTAATCGCCAATCCAGAACTCGCAAAAATTTGGCCTAATGGCATCATCCCTGACATGCGCGGCTGTGGCGTGATGGGCAAAGAAGAAGGTGAAATCGTAGGGACTTATGAAAAAGGCCAAGTCATAGAGCATGGGCATCCAGACTCTGTTGTTTACTCTACCGATGTAGGTAACAAACTATCGAGTACGGGAGGTAGTCACATACACCCTTATCGATGGGCCAGAGGTAAGGCCAATAACGGCGGTTTATACATGGAGCGAGGGGAAACCCAGCCGGGCTACAATACAACATCAAACGGCCCTGTAGGGGGAGCCGGAAATCACAATCACACAGTGGCAATAGGCTCTCATGCTCACGCGGTCATGATAGCTCTGTTCGGTGCGCTTAAAAACACCATTGACCACCGTAAAGTTAACTGGATAGTGAGAATGGCATAATGGATAAATTTTTCAAGAAGTCTCAAAGCGTCGAAGTGTCCCGCCTTTCAAGTGATGGTTGGTGGTTAGAGAATTGCACTGAACATGTCGTCAAAGGCACCGCTCTAGGCTCTGATTTTACTCAAACGATTTATACACCATCAACCGATGGCATGATTGCGCGATTCAATCGTGGATCTGAGCAATGGTCTGACGAAATAGAAGACATGACATGGAAAGCGTTCTTTGATGTTTATGGCCGTGAGTTTGTGATTGGTCAGCCGGATGGCGATTACCCAGAAAACGCCATAAAAGAAAAGCCACCCGAATATAACAATGAAAAACAAACCGTGTTTTATGGCGATGGTGTATGGGCGGTATTTGATATTGAACTGGGTAAATCGTATTGGGACAGTGAAGCCAACGAGTTTATTATCTCTGATTACAATTTCAAGCTACCTGAAAAACACACGTTCATCGAGCCACCAAAAGCCAACAAAGGCTTTGCGCCTCGATTGGTTGATAGTCAATGGAAACAGATTGAAGATCATCGAGATAAAACCATTTATAACTGCAGTGATTGCACTCAATCAGAAATCGTGGAAAAGCTAGGCAGTATCAAGCAGGGATTTACCCATGATGAGCCAAGTACCCTCTATGACGAATGGATTAATCAAGCGTGGGTAACCAATCAGCGTAATAAGTACATCGCTGATTTTAATGACGTTGATGAGACTCGTCGCGGCTTATATGGACGCGCTTGCGATCCACTCATTGCAGAAGCGAACATCAAGCGATTGCAAGGCCGCGAGCAAGAAGCGATTGATATGGAAACTCAAGCATTAGCAACTCGGGCGCGCATTCAAGCGAAACATCCTTGGCCTGAGCCGTTAGTTTAATCCCACCAAAACCCAATCCTTTGATTGGGTTTTCCTTTATGCGCCATACAGGAAAGGCGCTCATTCATTCCTCCCCGCGCGCGATGTATCCTCAATGTAAATTAACTACTTGAGATTGTCATGCCAGAAAAAGACATCGCTCGCATCGATGCCACCATGAAAAACTTGGTGGAATTAACCCGCGAGCAAAACACCACCCTGCACATAATCCTATCTTCATTTATTATTGCGGCGATCACTGCCATTAAGGCGATGTAATGAATAAATTCAGTAGAACAAGCGCAACACGATTGGCCACTTGCCATCCTGATTTGGTTAACGTATTTACTCGCGTTCTTGAGATATGCGACTGCTCTATTCTGTGTGGCCACAGAACAAAAGAAGAGCAAAATGCACTACCAAGTAACAACACTCAAGTTCGCTACCCCAACAGCAAACACAACTCATTACCAAGCAACGCGGTGGATGCGACACCCTACCCTTATGATGAAAAGGATCGTGAACGCTTCAGTTATTTTGCAGGCGTAGTGATTGGTGTCGGTGCGTCAATGGGTGTTGCCATTCGTTGGGGCGGTGATTGGGATAGTGATTTCGATCTTAAAGACAACAACTTTGATGACTTGGTGCATTTTGAGCTGCGCTGATGAATGCCAAGCAGTTTGATGCATGGCGTGTATGGCCTCGATTAATGAGCCTCTTTGTCGGTTACATGTGGGTAGCGTTTAATGATTATTTTTTCTCTATCCCTATTAACCAACACAATGAATTTGCGTTAGTGCAATACGCCGCCATCACCGGCGTATTCGTTGGATTTTGTAAGTTTTATATGGACACAGGAAAACGACTCAATGCAGATTAAAACCATCCTACTTACCCTGTTCTGTTTGTTTGGCGTTTTATTTTTTGTTTATCGTGAGGGCTACGACAAAGGCTTTACGATTGCCATAGGCCAAATGCAAACCCAAAACCTAAAGCAAGCGGAGGCTGTGATTAAAGA